AAGAGGGCGGTTCCCCAATCATCTGCATTAACTAAAATCATTGCTGAACCCATTTTTGAATCTAAGTATCTTTTAATACAGGGTTTAGCTCTTTTGAATTTTTTAGAATCACCTACCTTGTTGTAGTTTACTATCATCCTTGTTGATTCATCTAATTTATCATTGTTAACAAAAGCTGATAACTGATCCATTAATATAGCCCTATCCTTTGGATACAAATAATGTAAGTTGATACCTAAAAATCCGTCTTTATATCTTTCGATTGGAATGACTAGGGGGAAGGTATCATAGTATGGTAATCTATCTTTATTTTTAGGATCATATTTAAAAAAGTACATATTACCAGAACGCCAAAAAGAAACTCGTTTTTCATTTGCTATAATTTGTCCAGGTCTTTTATATCTTTGTAATGTTTTTTTTACTATTGCTTGTTTAACTATTTTTTGAAACCATACTTTAGCAAGTTGTGTTCGTGTTGCTACAAGTCCAGCTTTAATTACACTTGTTAAGATACCCAAAATAGGTAACATATTTGTATTCCATTGTAGGATGTTGTTTAAAATGTCATAACTATTTAGTAATTGTTAGAGTATCTTCTGTCATTATTTGCCACTTCCATCCTTTGGTTTCACATACACTTACAGCTGCTTTCCACTTTGCTTCATTTATACCCCACGTTTTCACCTCGTTTAAATATCTTCTTTTATTTTTGGGATTTAGTTTTGGGGGTCGAGTCTGTTTCTTAGGTTTGATTTCAACTAAAGTTTCACCTTGTTTAGTTTTAACCCAAAAATCTGGATAATACCTGTGCCATTTATTGTCAATGGGAGATTTATAGGGGATTATAACTTCTTCACTTGACCAAGATAATACATTCGGTTGTCGGTCTAAATACTTCATGAACTTCAATTCCCACCCAGAACGGTAAGTAATTTTAGTATAGTCACCTTTATATTTTTTATAATTTTCTGGTCTAAATTTCCCTTTGTATGCCATATAAATATATAGACATCTATTAATAACTACTATTTTACAATAAGGAATAATATGGGTACAAAGATGGTAAATTTGGAATGGCCCCCGAATCTTGGAGACCCAGAATTTCCACATTTTATGGAATTTAAAACTTTTGATTTTAGAACAAATTCACCTACCAAAAATATAGCCTTATATATTCCTCCTGATGCTATGAAAACAGGATATAAGGCAGAATATAAAGATGATGCAATAGGACAAACTGGATCTGATGCAATCCGCGCAATGACATCTGAAGGTGGTGGTGCAGCTAATATTGGTAATAATCTCTGGAAAGCACTAGGGGGTATTGCAACTGGTAGAACAGCTGCCGGAACTTTTGAGCAACTCGGACAACAAGTGATAAGTAAAATCACTGGTGGTAATGCAGATACATTAATGGGAAACGTGACTGGAAAAGTACTCAATCCTTATATGGTTGCAGCATATCAAGGTCCAACAGCTTTACGTGATCATTCATTTACTTTTAAGATGATGCCAAAAAATTCAACTGAATCACTACAAATATCTAAAATAGTAAAAGCTTTTAAAATGGCTATGTTACCATCTCATGGGAAAGGAAAAGCAGCTATTGCCCCTGTTGGATTATTTGGTTATCCTGATGAATTTACAATAGATTTTAAGATAAATGGTCTGGACCTCGACCCAGAGCTGAATCCACTTTTTCGAATAGGTAGATCTGTATTAACTGCATGTGACATAGATTATACTACTCAAGATACTACATTATTTTTTGACCAGACACAACATCCAGTTTCAGTTGAAATGAAATTAGAATTTAAAGAATTAGAAGTTATGCATCGTGGACACATTGAAGCCGGATATTAATAAAAGGAAATACTAATTATGTCAGAATTTTTTTCTCATTATCCCAAATTCTCTTATAATATTACAGGGCAACGTGGACCTACGCAATTAAAAATTGCAGTTAATATTATGAATAGGACTAAACTCAAGACTGTGCTTTTAGATGATATAGTTCAATTTGAGCCATATTCTATATTAGAAAATGAGAGACCTGATATAGTAGCAGAAAAAGTTTATGGTGATGTAAAATTTACTTGGTTAATTTTTGTTATGAATGAAATACATGATCCTATTTGGGACTGGCCACTAGGAACTAGAGAATTTATAAGTTTTATCCAAGGAAAATATGGAAGTGTTCGTGAATCAGAAACTCGTATACATCATTATGAACAAATTCTCAGAGCAAGAGTAGAACGAAAAGGAATAAAAGATCCTATACCTGAATATAGAATAAAATGTGATTACACTACTTGGTTGACTTTATCTACTGATACACGAGATACTATAAATTCTTATGTTTGGGAAACACAACAAAATGAAGCTAAACGAGATATCAGATTAATTAAACCAGAATTTGCTAGTATGATAATGGCAGAACACACAAATAAATTATTATAGGATAATACTATGCCAGCATTTAACGAAGGTGGGGAAGAAAAAGTTTCTTTTGGAGAAAAAACGATCACACGCCGAAAAGGTGGTACGGTAAACCAAATACCTAAAGAGGGTACTGGAGCGAAAAGTGAGGATATAAGAAATCCTACTTTGGGAAATCAACCAAGCTTTGCTGGTGATTATGAAGTACATGAATGTAGTCTTAAATCTCCACATAAGCCTGGTGGGGGAATTATTGATTTAAGAAACTCTTGGTCTGAACTGAATATTTTTGAAGATATGTTTTCATCTACCCTTACTTGTGATATTAACATTGTAGACGGAGTTGGATTAACGGAATTTCTACCAATTATAGGAGAAGAGACGTTGACCATAAAAATTAAAACAGCAAATTTAGCAAATCAACGCCCTGTACAAGTTGGAGAACCTTCCGGTCCTCCTGGAAGTGAGATACTTGAATATGGACCGTTTAATGAAAGTGAAAACACTGGTTTTTTAGATTTAGTCTTTACAATATTTAAAATGACAGATCGAAGCAATCCAGTTGCAGGGGGAATGTCTACTTATACGTTACATGGAGTTTCACAAGAATATGTAGATAACTTGAAAATAAAAGTACAGAGAAGTACTATAAATGGGGTTACAGGAGAACCACAAAAAATATCCAATGTAGTTCGTAGTTTATATACTGAGTATGTTAAGCCGAATTCTAAAACATCAGCTAATACACCCAAAAAAATATTTATTGAACCCACACAAAGTTTAGTAGATTTAAGTTTACCAAATCTAACACCATTTAAAACTTTTGAATTTTTAGCCGGAAGATCTGTTTCTGCTGGACAACATGCAAGTGGGTCAAATTTTGTTTTTTTTGAAACCGTAACAGGCTATCATTTTATTTCTATAGAAACACTTTTTGCTGGTGGTGGAAGTGGATATTTGAAACCACCAGATTTTCCAGTAGGTAAAAGTCCAGATGAAGGAATATACTCGTTTGGTGATGTGAGGTCTAAGGAAACCTATACAGTTTTCCCGAAACGAATGAATTTGGATGTCGAACAAGAAGATGCTGTTCTTGCACCAGAAAGAATTGCTCTAGAAATGACATCTGTTTTGAGTTATAATTTTTCTTCTAATTTTGATGTTTTAGAAAATTTAACAAAAGGGATGTATGCGAATAAATTAATGACGCATGATTTAGTTAGAATGAAATTTGATACTGTAGATTTTAGTTATCTTCAAGATCAAATGCCAGACGTAATTGTTCATACTGATGGGACAAGAGAAGAAAGACCAATCAAAAAAACAGCAGCAGATAAGAAAAACTTTTCAGATTCTTTTACTCATTTAGAGGATCAAGATTTGTGTACTTCTGCGCAATCAGCATTAAATGCTCCAAATGCTCTTGTAAGTTTTTATCCTACAAATCTAGGTCATAATGAAATACCACATTTTATGAATGGTGTTGGAATAAAAACTGTAAAGAGTGGTGAAGAATTGGGACCATTAAATATTGTTTCTAATAAAGTGGAAGAATGGTTACAACAACGCACAGTTCAGCAACAACAACTGAATAATATTAAATTAAATATTAGGGCTCCTGGTCGATCAAGTAGAATGGTAGGAGATGTGATAGATTTTAAAATGCCTTCTCCTAGTTTATCAATGAGAGGTGGTGGAGATGAAATGGAAGAGCATAAGTATTTAAGTGGTAAATATTTAATTACTAAATTAAGACATCATTTTTCTCGTGAAATATATAATATAGAATTTGAGTGTATAAAAGATTCTTTAAAAGCTACTGCATCAGGTGGTGGTGGTAGAGGTTCAGGAGTTTCTGGAAGTTCAGCTATTATGGATGATGGATCAATAAAAATGTCAGAAGATGGTGAACGTGTGATTGGAGGTTTATAGTATGTCTTATTTTATGGGAAAAGAGGGATTTATCTGGTGGCAAGGTGTTGTTGAAGATAGACACGATCCCCTTTATCTTGGCAGATGTAAAGTTCGTATTCTAGGGTGGCATTCAGAATTAAAAACAGATCAACCTACAAAAACATTACCTTGGGCGTATCCTGTTTCTCCGATTACTTCTGCAAGTCAAACAGGAGTAGGTACAACTCCATTAGGACCTGTAGAGGGCACATGGGTATTAGGCTTTTATAGAGATGGGGAATCAGGTCAAGAGCCTATGTTCTTTGGTACTTTTGGTGGCATACCGGAGTTGGATGGAAAATTCAATAATCTTGAGAAAGGATTTTCAGATCCAAGACAGCCTGGAGGAGATCCAGGACACCCACTTTATCCAGATGAAATGCCAACAAGACAATTACTTTTTGATGCAGCTTCAATTAAAGCTGGACAATCAGTTCCTAGAGAACCCGCTTCAATTATACATAATGCTACTCCTGATCCTACTCAGCACCCACAAGAAATTAAAATATCTGAGTCTGTTACACTTAAACAGGAAGCAAAACCCACTACCGATGAGGCTCATGTAAAAGGGGAATATTCTAGTTTTCCAGTAACACAATTAATTAAGTCACGCTGGAACCGGCCAGCATTTACTGTTAAACTAGTAGAAAATCCAGTTCGATCTACTTTTCCTGATACTGGATTATCACCATTAGATAAAAATATTCCAACCTCTTTAATTTCAAATACTAGAAATTTAAATTATCTTAAAGAGCCTACTACGAATAGATTGGCAAGAGGTATAAGAGGTAATACTCTCAAGACAGATCCTTCTATTTCAGGTATAGTTTATGAAAAAACTTTAGCACGAGAACAAGGTCAAACAAACATTTCTTGTGCGACAGGAAGTACTTGGTCTGAACCTACTCCTGCTTGGAATGCACTATATCCTTACAATCATGTTCATCAAACAGAAAGTGGACATATTATTGAAATGGATGATACGCCAGGATTTGAGAGACTTCATTGGTATCATCGTGCTGGTACTTTTACTGAAATTGATGCAATAGGAATTAAACATGAAAAAACTGTAAATGATCATTATAGTATTATTTTAGGATCAAAATATTC